GAAATCCTGCGTTCCGGCGGTGTATGTGTTGCTCTGGTTTGTCCCTGCCGCATTAGTGACGTTGGCTGGCACGCTGGCGATCTTGCTCCATGCAACTGAAGTGAGCCAAGGGGGGTTCGCATACATCCCCGTCGGCAGCAGGACGTTTTCCAAGGAAGCTCCCAGCGCGCCCTCGATCCCTTCGATTTCCGCCGCAGCTTGGTTGATGTAGCTCTGGTCGATCCAGGCATCCACTGCGGCGCCGACAGAATGTCCGATAGCGGCTCCGTGCACACCGCGGCCGTTAGTACAAACATTCAGCGTGAAGCCCGCCGCCGAGCAGATTTGGATGACCTCGACATTCACCGTGCCGCCATCGATCGTGATCCAGGCTGGAGTGCAGAACTGCGAAGAATTGTTGACGGACAGGCTCGTCGACGTGCTGCCGATGGATGCCAGCAGGGTCGTATGGGCGCTGTTGCAGGCGACTCCCATCGTTTGATCGTTCGCGACAGCGGTGGGGAAAACCGGCCTCAGCGGATTTTGGGCCTGCGCTGCGGGCACGCCGAACAACAAAAGGCCAAAAAGGATCAGTTTCGAGAATCGCATACTCAATCACCATCCTTGGGGGAATCAGGTAGCGGCATCCAGTGCGATGCGCCATGTCCAGGGCACGCTAGCCCGTAGTCATCCAACTCATCAGTATTGGCAAAATAGGCAGGCAGTAATCCTGCTCGCTCTTCCGCGCTTGCACGCGCGATTCGTCCATTGATTTTGTACCAACCGACATCGATAAATGGCGATGGCCGCTCTCCTGTTGCGTTGTATGCGTACTTCGGCCAGAAGACGATAATTCGCGTCCCATCTTTTGGAGCGGTTTCGATTGATTGCCATTTCTGCTGCATAATTTAGGATCTTACAATATAGCAGGTAATTTTTCAAGCCCCATCTACACGATGTTGATAACCACGTTGACCGCCGAACCCTGGGCGGCCTGATTGTAGTCCACGGCGATATCCCCCGTCCCGAGAGAAAAGAAGGAGAGAGCGGCCGTCCCGCTGGCCGTCGCGTTCTGCGAAAGCGTAACGGTCGTTCCAGAGATTCCGCTGACGGTGGTACCCGCCGGCACGCCTGCGCCGGTCACTGCCTGGCCGACCACGATTCCCGCCGCGCTTGTAACTGTTATATCCGCACTGGCCGCCACCGTGATGGCCGAGGTCTGCGCAAAAATACCGCCAGACAGCGCGCCGCGGATGGAGAACATTGGCTGATCGGGATTCGGCCGGGCCTCGAGCGCGGCGCCATAAAGCTCCGAAAACACCACGCTCTCGCCGATTCCGAGGCTGTTCAAATAGTTGACGATGGCGGTTATGATCGCCGCCTCGGTCGCACTCGTAAACCCGGTGAGCCCGTGAACCGTCATGGACACATAGATCGGCTCGTAGCTCAGAACATCGAACCAGACCGGCATGACGATGCCGGGATTCAGCGGGTCTGCTACCTCTTCCATGGTCGTGCCGTTGATCAGACACCCGATGCCGTGATTATCATAGATGGCCTGAGCGATGGCCGCCGGATTGCCGCCTTCCGTCACGCATGTGATCGAGTGCGGCGGCCCGAGTTGCGTCGGCGCATAGGACAGAACCGAGAAATTCGCGCCGTTCTGTACTCCGGCGGAGCTTGATATCGTGAACGACATGCCGTCACCCGCCACCGTGGCGATCGTGTAGCCGACTCCGCTGATTGTCGCCGCATCGCCCACGTTCGCCGCGGGATCGAGCGGATATCCCGTCACGATTGCGACATCGACGCCGGAGGTGTTGCACACCCCATAACTGGCATTGTGGTTCTGATAGTTTTCGTAGGCGGTCGAGCGTGTCACGCCGGGCACGGCCGCGATGGCGCCCACGGTTCCCGCCAGCATGGTCAAACTGGGCTTCGCCTGAGAGATAAGCAGGCGCGCGCGATAGAGCGAATCCGGTTCGACCGCTTCGCCCGCTGTCGCCGCGGCTGAATTCGTGATGCCGGTCCAGCCGGCCGTCGGCGTCGAAATGGTGTTGATGTCCCCGGGGTTCGCGGTGATGACGCCGGGCTGCTGAGCAGTGGCCACAATAGTCACCGTGCCTGATCCGCCGATGGTCGCCGGCGAAGCGAGATTCCAGTAATTGCCGTTGGCATCGCGCGCTACCCCATTGGTGATGGTCGTTCCAGGAGTGCCAGACAGCGTCACTGAAGCTGTGGAATAAGAGAAAGACTTTCGCGCCACGCCAATCAGCCTTCCAATCAGATCGAGGCTCGTCCCGATTGCGGTTTGCGGATTCATCGCAAAGTAGACTGCCTGCATGGCCGCATTGATGTTCCATGCCATCAGCGCGCGGACTGCAATGTCTTGGTAGTCCGGCGAATCCGCGCCCAGGTAGCTCGCCTCACCGAAGATTGCCAAATACTGCGACACCAAGTAGGCCAGGATGTCGTTGTAGAGCGAAATGCTCAGACCCGTGGAAGAAATCGCTGGAGGACTGTATGGCATGTTGTTCAGCCTTGGTTGGTGAGCGAGACAACTCCGAATTGAGTTTGAATGGTTGCGGCGAAAGCGAAGTTGCGGCCGGCCGGCGCGTAACTCACAGACAGCGACACAATGCCAGTCACGTAGGGAGTTCCCAGAATCCGCTGGTGCAACATGAGCGTCACGGCCTGAACGGTGGTCGGGACGCCAAGTAACTGCTGAAAGATCGGCGTGCCGTCAGTTAAACTCTCGAACCATTCTCCTTGCAGAAAAAGCAGGCGGCTCCTGATGATCTGTGCGACGGCGTTCAGATCGGTCAGGAAATTGGACATGCCGGCGCCGCGGAGCGTGTCCCATGACGCATCGAGCGCGCGCACCTGGATCTGGCTCATATAACTCCGCTCGTCGGTCCACCGCCGGCCGGAGCGATATGGTAATGGTTCATAAAGATGCGATTGTCGATCTCGGTGATGGACCCGATTTTCACTTGCGTTGGCGCGTTGATTGTGACCTTGTCGGTGGCATTGACGGTCACATCGGGTGCCGTCACCGTGATGCCACTGGCGGCCAGATCGATCATCACCGTTTGATCGTCACTGCGGATCTGCATCGAGCTTTGCGAATAGCTGGCCAGTCCGCGCGGAGTTGAGCGAAGCCCGCAGATGGCAAACGCGTCGGATAGATCGTGGCGCCGCTGGGTGATCGGATTGTTTGCCGTCCCGCCATTTTGCAGCCATATATCGATGGCTGAATCGGCGAAGAGTAGAATGCATTCGTCGCCCTCCACTATCGGCGCGGTGACACTCCAGCCGCCGCCAGTCAGAAAAAACACCGGCACATCCTCGAGCAGCGGCAGGTCGACGGCTTGAGTCTGCATCGACAGTTCACTCTGGCTTGAGCTTTTCAAAACAAAGCTGCGGAGCGCCGGCTGAACCTTGACCTTCGCTGGCGGCCCGGGATTAAACGATTTCACAACCGCCGGCAACGCGACGTGCAGCCCTTCGAAGATCCGCTCCGCGAGTTGCAGAAATCGCTCGATGGACGGCGCGAGTCTTTGATCTGGCGAAAGCCCGAAATTCTGTGGCTGAGATCCCATTGGATTGAGTTATGCCGCCCCCGCTGCGGCGCCGGCCGCAGATTGAATCGCCGCGACCTGACCCGGCGTAAGCGCCCCGAGCCAGTTTGCAAAGAAGTCCATCGTGAGCGCGTTCACTTCGGTGTACCAGTCATCGCCGCCGCCGCGCGTATCGCCAAAATGCCGCACGCCCACCACGACGTAGGTCCCGGTTTGATTCGGCACGGCCGGCAGTCCGGAACCGTATTGGAACTGATACGCGTTAATGATCGTGCCCGGCGCCAACTTCACGATGCTACCAATTTTGACATCGCTGTCGAGCAGCACGCGGAACAGGACGCCCTGCTGAGTCTGCTCTGGCACGCCAATGAGAGTCGTTCTGATCGTCCCAGCGTTGGCGCTTTGGTTCGCATTCGATCCCGGAAGATTCGGCGGCCCATATGAGAAATCAGGTGGCGCGGCGTTCGCGACGCTGAAGCTGCGGATATTGAGTCCATTCGGCGAGATCCACCAGAGCAGGTTCTGCTGTTTGACGGTCTGCCGAATAATATCGCCCGGCCGTCCGTGAATTCCCTGCGCGCGCGGAAGCGTCGCCTGACTCAATTTCTGCTGCGCCTGGGCGTCGATGTTTTCGATTGGGATATTCGCTTTGGCGGGCGAACAGAGTTGAGTCAGAATATCGAAAGCAGTAGAGCCTCCCGCCACCGGAAACGACGCGAAGTTGAACATGTCCGAAAAGAGCGCCGTCACGCAACGCAGGATCAACTTATAATCCACCACATTCTCGCGCGTCCAGATCGGTTGAAAAACGGTTCCGGTGTAAATGAGACTGGGCCCAGGATCGAAAGCCCCGTCGGCCGACTGTTTGTAGCCGGCTGAAATCTTGACGGTGTTGCCCGCTGTGACTGCTTGGTTGAACTTCCACAGGTTGCCGACGTTCGGCGCGCCCGCGGCTACCTGGCCGGCAATCGAGTTGTCGAGGTTGTAGAGCGTGACCGTCGCGCGGCCGTAAGCCTGGAGCGCGTACATCTCAACCGTGAAGGTGGCGCGCAGCGCTTCACTGAACTGGTCGCTCGACACGACATACTGGCTGCCATCGGCGGTGTCGAGCTCGATTCGCCACGCACGCCCAAAGTATTGCAAGGGAGACTGTGCAGCCGCGCTCATCAGTTATCGCTCCACACCATGCAAAACCCCGTGCCGAGGTTCGTATCGTCCGGCCAGTCGGTGACCGCGCCAGACTGATTGATGAGATAGGCCGAACCGATCTGCATGTAATCATAGGGCGCCAGAATATTCGCGCCTGGCCAGACTCCGGTGAGCAGCGGAACTGAGGTCACGATCGGGTTTCCCGACTTATCCGCGATATCCATCACCCAAAATCCACCTTGGCTGTTGTAATGGAACGCGAGATTGAGAGTCAGGATCGTGCCGTTCACCGCCAGCGAGATCGTCATTGACTGGTTCGGCAGGACCGAGACTGGAATCAATTGATCCATTTCAGAGTAAACCAATCGAACCGAGCCCGGAGCTGGTGAACGATCCAGATCCACTGACCGCCGGGAACCCGCTCAGGCTTCCGGTGTAGTTCCCCATGTTGTTCTGAGTCTCGACCGAGGGCGGAACGGGGAGAATCTGAGTCTGACCGCCGGTCGTTTTCCCGGTGGTCTGCGGAATCGAAGAAGTCGCCGGTGATACCGACGATCCGACGCCGGAGGTCTGCTGAACAACGGCCAATAGCACCTCGGTGAATGTGATATGGATCGCCGCGGAGTACCGCGTTTCTTTCGACTCTTCCACGCGTAGGCTCGAAATCACCATCTGCGTATAGGAGTTCATGCGCGTCGCGATCTGAACGACGCTCTTCGCGCGCTGGAGTTTTAGCAAGGTCTGGTAGGCTGACACTGAGCGCGATCCACTGTCGCTGAACTGGCCGAGCGTGAAAGACAGCATGGAATCGCTCATGCTGATTTCGGCTTCCACCGTCCGCGGCAGCATGTAGATGTGATCGGTGATCGACGAGCCGGTCTGAACGGGATTCCTGGTGAGTTCGGCGCGCTGCTCGTGGCCGGCGCGGAGAACCGCGTCGAAGACATAGGCGGTGGTTTGGCCGCTGGCTGGATCGGTGGCCGTCAGCGTGAGCGTGTAGGGCTGCGACGCGGGCCACTGCGGCGGGCTCCAGGGCAGAGAGGAGCCGGGCGCGGCCGATTCGTTGGCGGCCAGACCGGTCTGAATCTGGATGCTGGCCAGGGATGCCAGCGAGATGAGGGAAAGCGCGCTCATCCCCACTGCCCCTGAAGTTGCAAAAGATCGTGCATCACCTGTTCATCTAGCGCCGCTTTCACGCCCTGTTGGACGGCGCGGCTGATCTGGTGGGCGTCGGCGCCGGGCTGCATGATGTTGATTCCGCCTACATTGACTTCAAATCGCGGCGAACTGTTGACGGTGGCCGCGCCAGCCGGCGGCATGACAGCCTGCTGCTGCATCTGCCCCATCATATCCGATCCAGCAGGCGGCGCCGCCGGCATCGGAACCGATTCCCCACTGTCCGATTGCATTCTGAGCGTGCGCAGCCATTCCGGTGCCTTGTCCGCCCAGGAGGGCGGCGCCTGAATGATTGGCAAAGACTCTGGGATAGGACTGGCTGGCGATTCCCTCCCCGTCACAGCGTCGCGGGCGGGAGCCGCCCCGTACCACTGCGGAGGTTGCGCCAACCAATCCCTTTGCCGCGCGGGCTGCGCGGCAGCGCCATCCCAGCCGGCGGGCTGGAGCCACGCGGCGCCATGCGCGGGCTGCGCGGCAGCGCCATCCCAGCCGGCGGGCTGGAGCCACGCGGCGCCATGCGCGGGCGTGGGCGGCGTCGCGGCGGCGGAAGCGGGCGCGGCAATTTGCGCCAGCGGGACGTCCACCGGGATATTCAGTGCCTTCCCAACTTGCTCCGCGTAGGTCGGAAGGGTCTTATCGTAGCCGGGGTAGATCACCTTACCCTCGGGAGTATTTTTGCCGCCAAAGAACTCCTGCAAATCCAACCCGAGCGCTATGTTCTTCCGAATCTGTTCGCGAAGCGCGCGCATGCCGGTGTCCCAATCAGGGAAGGCCGCGAAACCGTTCACGATAGGCCGGTCTCCCCAAGAGTGGAGGTTGCCGGGATTGTTATTCGGCGCCGTCTTTGGGTTGCTAAGTGTGTTCTCTTGCTTGGTGATGGCGGCGGCGATGCGGTCGATGAGGTCCGCCTGGGACTGAACCGGCGCGCCGGATTGCGCGGCGGCTGCCGCGGAAGCCTCCTGCGGGCTCGGCAAATATCCGGCCGCGTGCTGCGCCCACCGGCCCGGCGCCAGCATAATCTGCTGGGCCGGGCCGGCGGCGGCGGCGGCGGTGGGCACGGCCGGCGTGGGCGTTCCCAACGGGATCCAGCCCGACGCGCGCGCGAAGGCGGCATATCCCGCCTTGGTCGCGGCGTCGCCGGATGCCCAGATCTTCGCCCACGTATCGACGGGCGGCGCGGACGGGATGGCGTATAGCCCGTATTGCCCGGCCTTGTGTCGG